TTTTAATAAATTTATCAGTTCCGTTATGTGTTGGCAAAGGCACAATCATTGATTTATATTTTTGTGCAGCTTGCATTAAAACGGGAGTATAAATTGCCTGTTGAGCTACATTTGCATCATAGAAAATTATGATGCTACTGTTTTGTTTAAACCACTTAATTGTGTTGGTGAAATGATAAATTATTGCTTCTGAAATATCACAATTTCGATTAAAAATATCAAGAACAGTAAAATAATTTGAATCACACCCAATCAAAACAAATGCTTTTGTATCTCCCTGAGTTGTATATGAAAAATCCCAAAAGCCAACCAGTAAATCGTATTCACTTAGTTTTTTTGGCTTTATAAATTTGACTTGCTCAGGTTTGAATAATTTACCTACTTTAACTGGAGTATTATAAAACTCATTTGACAAAGTAGCTTTGTCTGTTTTGTATTGTTCAATTTTACGAAGGCAATCTTCATTCGAATATCGTTCCTTCCATGAAGGTTCCCAATCACATGCTGGATTTGCTTCTATATCCTGATAATATTTAGTGGTCAGATTCACTAGATATATACTGGAGTACTTTTCCTTTTTTACAAAATTTTGAGTTGTTTTCAACTTCTTAACGTCAAAACCTTTGCGTTTTAGAAGAGTGCCAATAAACCCATTATCAACAAAGAAATTATTATTGATAATGGATCTCTCACTAGTTTTGCTGAATGCACCTTGAATGTCACCTGTTACTTTATCAACATATTCAGTGATCAAACTGGTGTTCATAGCACGTTTCCGATCCTCAATATCATCAATGGAAGCATATTCAAGTCTGACACCATTTTGACGAAGTCCCCGGAATGGTTGATCAATACCTAGCGCCATAAATGTGCAACGATCCGTTGTTTCAAATTGTCCGTCAGACCAGTTCCCATAGCTTTTTTGCATACCGAAATCTTTAATAATTCGGTTGTTGCTTTCGAACTGAACTTGCAGATCTTGGAGCAACATAGCAGCTCTTACTTCGTTAGCTCCAACTGTGAGAAAGAACTTTGCAAGTCCGGACTGTTTTAATCCAAACGGATAGCCCAAATTTGCATGAGTGCTTTTTGCACCGCCCCGGAAGATGATATTGAAAAGCGTAATGAAATCATTATTATAAAGATCTTTATACACATCTTTGTGAAACCAAGCGCAGTCGCTGTCGGCTAATGGTATTGGAGTTTCAGCACCAAAATAGTAGTTGAAAAAAAGTCCATAATTCTCAGGCTTTAAAAGGAATTTAATGCGCTTATTCTGTGCTTCAGGTGTCTCCTCGGTGATAGACTCAATTGTTGATTTGTTGATTTGCTGAGTGCGTAATTTATACCGCTCGAGCAGATCCTTAAACTCTTTTTTTGTCATAGCCGTAATAGTATAAAGATTTTTCTTTTAGCTCTTTAGCGGTCATGTTAATTTTAAAGATCCCATGTTGTCTTAAATGCTTAAACTGGTTTCGGGTAATAAATCGGATGTTTCCTTGATGCTTTATAACAAAAACATCAGCCCGTTTTTTTCGAGCATATTTTCGAGCCTTACGCTTAATGTGATTAAACATTATGAGCGTCATTAACTGCTTCAGGTATTCATACAATAAAGCAATTCTGTCCAGGACTGTGTAGAAGTAATTTAACATTTTAAAAAGAGTTTAATTTTCATTTAAAGTTTCGGAAGTGATCTTGGTTAAGATGGCGTCTGTTTTTTCACGAACCCGTTTTAATACTGTCAAAGCGTATTCTTTTTCAGCTTTTGTTTTTGCTGTTTGAATATCCTTTGAAAGTTCATCCGTCAAAACTTCAAAGCTTTCATACATGTAAGAAAGGATTTTTTTTCGATCGGATAGCTTTTCAAAAGCGCTGGCATACTTGGCCGCCTCATCAGGCTTGATGGTTGGTTTTTTACCATCCTTAAGGTCAATGAAACTCTTTAGGATCGTATTTCTGAGTTCCGACAATGCAATGAAATTAGCATTCCTGGAACTTTCATAATCATCATCCTTTGACCACTTTCGTAAAGTAGATAATGCAACGCCAATGATTTCGGCGATGGTTTCAAGCTCAAAACCTTTGGTGTATAAATTACGAGCGTGCGCCTTTTTTTGATCGGTTTGCGATTTTGTAAATCTTGCCATATTTTTTGTTTAAACATGCAAATATGGAGAATTGAAAGAAAAAAAACGAAAATATACTATACCGTTTCGTAAACATACGAAACGGTATGTAATGTTGACGTAAGGCTTCGTGTAAAAAAAGAAATCCGTTTTTTTGCTTCCTAAATTTGTGTTTCAAAATTATAAATCGAAACGCATTAAAATGGCAAAGCAACGCGAACTCCCGGAAACATTAGAACAGGATTTTATTATTTGCGACAATACGCTCAATAGAAAAGGATGGCGGTTATTGGTAGAAGGAATTGACACCACTGGCTTCCTTAAAAATCCTGTGTGTATAGTTCAACATGATATGTGGACGCTGAGTGTCGGCAAATGGAAAAACCTAAGGGTGGATGGCGATAAGTTTTTAGGCACATTGGAATTTGATAAAAATGATGATGATGCAATTAAACTGTATTGGAAGTATAAAGATGGCTATATGAGTGCTGTGAGTTTGCACATACTTCCAGTTGAAGAATCGAGCGACCCCAAATTGTTAGTTCCTGGACAAAGTTTAAGTACCGTTACAAAAAGCGATTTGCTTGAGATCAGTTTAGTGACTGTTCCCGGGCAAAAGAATGCCGTGAAATTATGTACTCCGGAAGGAGGTGATTATAAATTATCAATTATTTCTAACAAAAACCAAAATCAAAAAATGGATCCTGTAGAAAAAGACAACTCGAAAGAATTGCAGAATCTTCAAACTCAGTTAGATGAGCAAAAGAAGTTGAATGCAAAAAATCTTGTGAAAATACACCAACAAAGAGGTGTTGTGCAAGAGGCAGAAGTAGAGCATCTGAACACTTTGGCAGCTCAAAATTATGAAACTGTTGAAAAAATGCTTGAAGCAAGAACTTTATCTGCTGTTCCGGACGGCAAAGAGAAACAACCGGAAAACAAAGATAAAGTAACACCGGTAGCCGGTGGTGAAGAAGGAAAAAAACTGGCTGAGCAACTGGGCGCCTTTACTCAAGGAGCTGGCGACAAAAGCGTAAAAGATGAAAGAGCAAATTGGTCTTATTATGATTTTTTCAAAAAAGATCCGGAAGCTTTATCCGCTATGGTCGAAAATGAACCTGAGCGCTTTAAAAAGCTTGAAGCTGACTTTGTAAAGGAGTCTGAAAAACAAAGCCTGCAAGCGTAGGTAAAACTACGAATCACGCAACCAAACAACAAAACAACCAAATTATCAACAAACAACAAAAATCAAAAATGAAAAGAATTCTTTCGTTTATTGTATTAGTAACAGTCTGCTTAATTGCAACTGTTGCAACCTATGCCTCCGGGATCAACCCGAGCCATGTGGTTACTGCTGCCGGTGGAATGACATTGGCAGCTGCTCCGCTAACATTAGCGACACAGAAAATTGTTTTCTTACGCACTCTTAAAGAGGAATATGAAGCAATTGAAACTTGGATGGATTCAGCGGAAGATTTATCCACATTTGTGGAAGAAGGCCAAACGCTTGTATTTCCTGAAGCCGGTGCAGATCCTGCTGTTTACAAAAACAGAAATACCGACATTGATGAAGTAGAGCCGGCAGAAACTGTACACAAAGTAGAATTGGACGTTTATGACTCACAGAACTACAAGTTGCGCAATATTCTCTTGCATGCACTTCCGTTTGAAAAAGTTCAATTCTATGCCCGTAAATCAGCAAAAGCAATTGTTAAACAAGAAATTGCCGATGCAGCTTATGCCTATGCACCATCTTCGGCCGGTGCTAAAAAAGTGATCAAAGCATCTACAGGGCCGACAAGAAGTGGATTGAAATCTCTTACATTGGATGATATTGTGTCACTTGCAATGGATTGCGATGCAGCTGAATTTCCAGACGGTCGTAACATCGTATTACCTTCAGACATGTGGTGGGATTTGGTTAACAACAATGCTATTCTTAAGGGACAGATTACACAAGCGCAAAACACTGGTGTTATTGATCCTAAGATTGTTGATTACTACGGATTTAAAATTCACAAATCGCTTGGCTCAAAACTGGGTATTACATGGAATACTACAACGTCCGCAAAAGCACCTCAGGGAACTGTTGTTGACGTGGCCAATGGAATCGTTCCTGCTGGTTTGATTTTCTGCGACAATCAGGTATTTAAAGCCGGTGGCAAAATGGAAATGTTCTATCAGGACAAATCTACAAACCCAAAAGGACGTGCTTTTGAATTCGGATTTCAACACAGATTTAAAGCTGATTTCCAAATGAGCGCAGAAAGATACTCAGGGCTGATTTATTTAGCTAAAGCATAATAACAGAGACTTAAAATTATGAAAATCCGTAGCGAGGTTTATAAGGGGATAAAAAATAGGTTGAAATCTGAATTGTCTGAAACGCATTTCATTGACTTGCAAAAAGGGCAAATTGAGAGGGCACCTCAAAACTATCCGATTCCTTTACCCGCTTGCTTAATTGAACTTAAGCCGGTATCATGGTCGAACACTATTGGTGAACAAATTGGAGATGCAATTATAAGCCTATATCTCTACATAGACCTTGTTACGGATTCTTTTGATGGAGCTGAAGCAGAAAATGAAACGATTGAAATATTAGACATCCAAGATGATTTATATGAAATCATGCAAGGATACTCAAGTCAATATTTTAATCCATTAAATCGAGTTTCTGAGGCTCCTCCGGTGTATGGACTAAGATATGTCTGTTATAGAGTTGATTTCAAAACTACATTATTTGAAACGAAAGAAAATGACTCTGAAATGATTTCAAGACCTGCACCACAATTCAAATTAAGAAGCAATAACCAAAGTTAAATATCATGTCTAAAGACCCAAAAACAAGAAATAAACCACAGTCTGTACCTAAACAAAAGGCTGCACCTATTGAAGAAAATAAAGGCGCTGACGCATCTGCAGAAAGCGCACAAGCTCCGGAAACAAAAGAAGGAGATGCTTCGGAAGCAAAAAAAGAGGAAACTACGACCGAAAACAAAGTTGATTCCACTGCAGGTGAAAATAAAGAAACACCAGGGCAAAAAGGCGCTGATGAAACTGACAAAAAACCTGATGCTGCAACGACAGAAAAACCGGGAAAATCTAATCAGCTAAGTGCTGACGAAAAAAAGGCAAAAGAGATCATGAAGCAACACAATGTTGAAGCAGCTTTCAAAGTTG